GAGACAGCTATACGCTACAGTTTACGGTGGTGGGGGTGGCGGGCTTGTACCTAGCGCGATCAACCCTGCCGTCACTCAGCCGACGGGTTATGAAAATGGCTACTACGGGTACACCGCTGCAACCCCAGGACAAAATTCTACAGGTTTGAACGGAGGAACCTACGGAGTAGGAACCATCATTTACCACGCCCCACAAGGTCCCGCCAATCCCTCTGGACAAAGTAACCCTGTAGATTTAGGAGGAGTAGGAGGCTATGGCGGTGGTGTGGGACAAAGTGGACAGGGAGGACTTTACGCAGGTTACCAAACATATTGGAACGGACCCACCAGTTCATATATTAATCAATATGGACCAAATGGTCCAAATGGACCTGTAGGTAGTGGCGGTGCAGCTGGTCAGGGTATTCAAGGAATATACACAATGAACAATTTCGGATCTTTTAATCCTTAGATACTTTTAGAAGATGAGACTCCTGTTCGCCGATTCAACAAACAGAGACTCGAACCTGTACCCTTCAGGCAACTCCTACGTACTTTACCTGACCAGACCGATCCGAAACATCGAGCGGGTCGATCTGGTTTCGGCTCGAGTCCCCAACACTATGTACAATTTGACAAACGGATCGAACGTTTTTTCGTTCAACACGAGTAATGTGTCTCTAAACCAAGGGTTCTATTCGGCATACACGTTAGCTCAGGACGTTTCGTCTCAGTTGATCACACTGACCCTCAACTACGTCCCAGAAGAGGGGCACTATATCTTTTCATCCGCGTCTGCATTCACACTGACTGTTCAGAGTCTGGAGTTTGCAACGATGGTGGGTCTTCCACTGGGAACATACTCGTCTTCTTTAGCAGGACCGTTAGATCCAGCGTATTCGGGAAAATACATTGTACGGAGTACGACCCTCGTTGACTTTTCCCTGAATGAGTACGTGTATCTCGACATTGATGAGCTTCGGACGCCGTTCAATATGGACACGGGGGCGCTTCAGGGAACGACGGGCACAATTTCAGGTTCAAATACGAACAGGTCATTTGCGCCCATTTTGATGGATGTTGGATCGGCGTGTATCAAAAACTTCCATGAAAACAAGGATTACAATATATCTATCGATTACCCTGAACCTATTCGAAGTCTCCAGCGCCTGACGGTTCGGTGGGTCGACAAGACTGGAACTCCCCTTAATTTCCGAGGATGGGACACAAACGCCTTTATTTTGCGTCTTCACCTGACGCCCGACCCTGAACCAACACTCCCGCCTCCTCAACCCCTTGAAGAGATTCAAATTAAGCGAATCGTGGAGGCGATGAAAGTTCAACCGCCTCCACCACCCGAGCCAAAGAGGCGTTTTCACTGGTGGATTATCATTTTAGTTCTTCTTGGTGCTGTTGTCGCCTATAGAAGCTGGCCGAAGGGGGTCCAACTTGGCCCATCCCCTGTACGACTCGTTCCGCGAGTCGGTTCTTATGCCGTCACCGCGTAGATGACATCGCTTGGGTTCTTGACAGTGACGTTGCGAGCCACAGCCTTGATGACCATGAAGACAACAATGGCCAAGAAGGTGGTGGCAAGGGCGGCAACTACGTCGCTCTGGGCGCTTCCATTCGTCTTGACGAACTTCTCAACCATGGACCGGACGGCGTGGAACCAGCTGATAGCGGCGGCAAAAGTGAAACCCATAACAATCATATTCAGAGACTGGGTCTCGAGCTGGAGAGCCACGGAAGACACAACACCAGACATTTATTATATATAAGCAAAAAAATTTTCAGTTGGGTCCCAAGGGCGAGGAAGCAAAGCTTCCTCTGAAGACTCGTGAATGTCCGACCCTTTTTGGGCGCCCTCGAATCCCTCTGGAGGGTCATCTTCGTAATCTTCTTCTTCAATTATATTCGAATATGTGATTTCTTCTGGTTCCTCGTCATCTTCGTCTACGACCCAATACTTTACATGGGTCATTCCCTATTAAAAAAGGAGTTTTTGTCAACGGCGTTTTTCAGCGCACGTTCTGTTGGGTTCTCTGGAGTCCATGCGTTCCACGTATCGGCACACTCGTTCATTTTGAGAGCCATCTCATCAGCGCCTTCGTATCGGGACCAAACGTCCTCGTCCTCGTCCTCGTCCTCGTCCTCGTCCTCGTCCTCGTCCTCGTCCTCGTCCTCGTCCTCGTCCTCGTAGATCTCGGGGTACAAAGACCCTATATGCTTACCAGTGACGTTCCGAGCTGCGTACATGAGCCCATAACTCATGTCCTGAGCTGTGATACATGTTCGGCCACACGCTTTTGCGTAATGTGCGGCCAGAACCGTTGCCGACTCCATAACGGGCAGGAAAAGGTCCATCGCCGTACTCTCGAGTTGGGACGTGTCCATTTCACCGTCTCCTGTTCGCATCATACTGGCAAAAGAGCAGTAGGTCTCTAACTAGAAAAAATTGGAAAATGTCACCTTCGCCGAGTTGTTTGAGGTTTCGAGAAAGTTGTATGACACGGCATAGACCCTGATATTGACGTTTGTGGGGTTGGGGTTCATTGACAAGTACAAATTTTGAGCTTGAATTCGTGAGAGGTTCACAGAGCCGGCCGGATCACCACCCTCTGGGTCGAGACTAAACGAGTACATGTAAAACAAACGGTCCGGAACACGGGTATGAAACTCGAGGGGTTGAATGATTCGTAGAAATTGGGGGGTCCCAACGATGGGATCTATACGAGTCGTCGTGTTGAAATCAAACTCGAGCTGATTCAAAATATCGCCTGTGCCTATGGTCCCCGTCAGCGAAGCAGCAGTTGCTGTGTTGCTATAATCATACCCTCGAGCCGAGTCTTGTTGTAAAACAAAAAAGAGTTCCTTGGTGGGATTGTAAAAATCAAGACGACAGTGAACAGTACTCAAAGGGTAAGGTGCGAAGAACTGGTTCAGTTGAACTTGTTCAAATATCTGAAACCGCGGTTTACGCATGTACGCAATCTCCTTTTCAGAAAGGTACGTGTACTCTATGTTCAATTGTGCCGTGAAAGGTGTCGTGATGAGTGTTGGTGGAACGGTAAAGTACGTGGATGGGTTCCAGACGATGCGAATCGTCACCTCCTCCTTGAAAGCGCACAGGGGCAGCCCCTTTTTGAACGTTGAAAACGGGAGGGGAACTGTGTACGCGAGTTGAGGGGCCACAGAGTACGTCAAGTTTTTGCCATCCAAAAAGGTCAAGGCGGGTTGTTTCCCCTTGGGAATTGTCAAATCATACATCATCTCAATGTGTTCTCCGTACAAACGTTCGATGAGTTCGGTTCCTATATACAACTCGACGTACTGAAACATAAGGGTCCCAACCGAGTCGAGAACCTGAACACCGGCTGGTGGGGTCGGAAACGCCGTGTACAGAGTCATTCCCGTGATGAGATCACCTGACTTTGGTATGGTTCTGTGATTTTCAGAACCGAAAGAAACGCCAGCTTCATCGAAAATAACCTTGTCGACCCGATACGCAAACGGGGTCTGCCCCTGATACTTTTCGATAAAGTATGTGACTTGGGGGTCTCCACTCAGTGAAATGTCCTCTTGACCCAAAAAAGACAAACTGGCACGACCGGCCATCTCTAGTAAAGGGGAACAAAATGTTCCCCGTCGGGACCCGCAGGGTCCCTCCTTGAGGACTTTTACGTCCGGACGCTGCACGTCCGCCCTTGGTCTTATTACCGAAACATAATACCCGCAATTCCATTCTCTATACGTAAAATATTTTGACTCAGAGCTATAACATTGAACGTTTTTGCAGGATAATTGAGTGTCGAGTTTTTTATATTCATTTCCAATAGAACTTGACGTATACGGCTAAAGTTCACTTGACCGGACGAAAGCGTCCCGAACGGATTTGTCGAAAACGCATACATGTAAAACTGACGACCGTACTGATTCGGTTGTTGCGTCGTGATTTTATTTGGTTGGGAGAAAAAGTTCACGTGCGTCAGAAAGGGTTCAATAGCCCCGACATACAAAGTGTTTATGGTCGATGTCAAAAAAGCATCTTCACCGTTAAACGTGAGACCAAACGTCAAAGTATCCAAACTCCCACCGGGCGTTGTGTAATTATAAGGTAAATTCGAGTTGGGGTGTATCAAGAAAAAGAGTTCTTTGACGGGATTTGTGAATTTTAGATTGAAAATGGAAGATTGAAACCCTTGTGCAAGTTGAAAAGAATCATATTGACACTGGCTTATAACATAGTCCAATCTGTGATTTTTGAACCAATCAATTTCCGGACTTGACAAGTACGCATACTCTGTGATTATGGTCGCCGCGAGTGTAGGACTCGTCACGGAAACGGATGTCAAGTTGGAAAAGTTGTTGAACGTGACCCAGATCTCGACGTCTTGACGATCAAGAGACGTGATTGGTAAAGAGAGTTCAGGGTTCCCGTAAAAATAATAAGGAAGATTTACATAATACGTGCGTCCGGGGGGTCCAACACTCGTCTGTGTGTCGTATTTTCCCGTCAAAAGTTGGAGTCCCGGTTGATTCTCGTACGGAACGTTGAGTTCGTTCCAAACCTCTATGTATTCTCCAGTTATACTTTGAATAGTCTGACCACCCACTTTGAGATCTGCGTTTACGATGGCGAGTGTACCGACACCATCATAGTAATTGTACAGCTGATTAAGAGATCCCGAAAAGATGTTCGAGGCGATGGGGTACACGGCAAGGTACGTTCCCGAAAGCACGTTTCCTAAAGTTGTTATGGTTCCACTCGGAGTTGATGTTTGGAGAGTTATTCCGTAAGATGCTGTATTATCAGAAATATGAAAAGGGACTGATATGGTATATGGAGGTGATGTATTGAATCCCAGCGTAGGGTTATAGTATGCTAAAAAGTTGGACGTGGAGTTTGTGATGATGACGTTTGTAACTACATTTGTTGTGTAAAATACACCGGTCAACATGTAAGACGCGACGTTTTGGAACACGAGGTTTCCGTTCGCATTCACCGTGACCCACGCCGTAGAGTTTCCGTTTGATGTGAATTTTGAACTCAAATTCAGAGGGGTCGAAAGCGTGTTTGAGTTTGATTGAAGAAGAAGCCCGTTATACGGTAAAATAATACTTGGGTTTGTGTCATTTCGAACACCAATCTGAGTCACAGCAAAAAATGAATTCGCCAACAAATTTGAACTTGTGCTTTGGGTCGAAACATTCACCCAATAATTCGCCGTGTTACTCGCGACGACGGGTATAGAAAAGGCGTACGTCGAGTTCCTACCCTGTTGAGACAAGTCATATGTATATGAGCTGGTTGCATTCCCAAATGTTACATTGGATACGTATACTTCAGTTGTGTTACTTGTGATTGCGTTTGCAACACTTAAAGTACCCGTCACGAGGTATTCACCATTGACTGAAAAGCTTATGTTGGATGTAGGACTTAGACCCATGGTGAAGTTTTGGGGGCTCGTGTTTCCATATAGAGGAACCTGTGAACCCGATGATATCGTAATATTATTCGAAAATTGATAAAAGTCATTTGTAGGACTTGCGGTGATGTACGTTCCTTGAATAAAGTTTCCGGGACCGGACGTGTTTACAAAAAAGGCATAAAACTGTCCGGGCGTCGTCACGCTGATGGGAATGACAACAGGGGAAGATGGGGTCGGTGAAACTGTACACGTTGCTGTGTACGCAAAGGATGATGGCATGGCGCCGTTATAGTCTGAAGATAAAACGGCGTAACTGAGAGACTGGACTGAACCGACATCAATGTTAAAACCAGCACGTACGAGATAATACCCAGGTCCGTTAAAAACGATACACCCGCCAACTGTTATACTATAAATACCCGTTGAATCGTTGTTATAATATGATGGAGCACCTCCATACGTGTAATTTAAATTCAGAAAATTCAGGCCCGCTCCGGACGGATATTTATTGATGAGAGACACGTACAGTCCAGTCTGTGTATTTAAAGACTTACCAGCTGTCTGGATCCAGCCAGATTGTTGCAACGTATATGTCGGTGTTACCGTGTTCGACGATGTCGTCGTATAGACGAGGTTTCCGTAGGCATCGGTATATGAGTACCCAAGAGGGTCGAGTCCCCAAAAGATTGAAGAACCCGCGTTATTTGAAAGGAGTGTTGATTGAACAATGACGTTCGAGAGACCCAGTGAGGTGAAACTAAACTGATTCGTATTTGAATTATAGCTTGCATATGGAGAAATTGAAGATGCCCATGTAAAGTATCCACTTGTTAAATAGTAAGGAACGAGATATGACCCTTGAGATTGGACTATAGTCCCGTTTGTAAACCCGAACCACAACTGAGGAACGTTCGTCGGGCTCGGGGTGAGAGGCCACGTCCAGTCATTTCCGGGATTGTACAGAGCCGGAAGTGTCATTTTGAGAGTAAGGCACCTTATAAGATCTCCCTTTGGCGGAATACGACAAATACT